ATCTCGTCGTCGCTCAGGTTGTACGCACGTCCGATTGTGGAAAGCTGCTCAAACATGAACCGCACTTCCTGATTGGTACGCCCGGACTTCGATGCGGCAGCGGCAAACTTACCGTAACGCTTCCCGAGGTTCTCGATCGAGAAACCGAATTTGTCGGCAACCTTGTTAACGTATTCCCATTCCTGCGCCTGACGGTTGGTGTCCTTCCCGACTGCCACGGAAATCGCCGCCAATGCCTGCTGCTTGACGCGAACGGCTTCGATGGCATCACCAGCAAGGTTGATGGCTCCAAACAGCCCTGTGTACGTTGCAGCGAGGCTCAGCATCTCACCACGAAGGCGCTGGGCCAGTGACAGGGTTTTACGGCCCTGATCCTCCAGGAAGGACAGCGACTCACCGGCTTTCCGGCTACCAGTGCCGTACTTGTTCACGGCGGCGGTCAGGGTGTTGTATGCCGCGGTGCTCTTATTGGCGGTCTCGGTCAGGCGAGTCTCTGCCGTGGCGAGGTCATTGGTTGCCACGCCTGCAGCACGAAGCGCCTGCTGGGACTGGCGCGCAGCGTCAGCGGTTGAACGGAAAGACTGGCTGGCCTGCTGCAGTCGCTGCTGGGCCTTCGCCATGTCCTTCTCAAAGGTATTCGCGGTGCCGTCGGCAGCACGCATCTGCGCAGCCAGCGCGGTTACTGCAGCTCGAGCGGCGACATACTCCTGACGGGCAGCGCGGACGGCGGTTACCTGCTGGGTGAAGGAGTCAATCAGCGCTCCGGTACTCGCGATGTTCTGCTGCACTTGGCGCAGTTCAGCCGCCGACTGTTTGAAGTCGGTGACCGGCTTTCTGATCTTACTGAATTTCAGCGCCAGCGCGTCAACGGTTTTGCCCATCGCGTCGAGCGTTTTGTTGGCGTTGGCTCCCGGGTTCAGGATCTGATCGAGGGCGTCCGCCAACGGGGTGACCGACTTGTGCAGGCCAGCGGCATTCACGGCAGCGGTGCGCCAGCCGTTAGCGGTGGTGATGGCCTGATCAGCTGTAATCTTTAATGCGTTACGCTGGCGCTCCAGCGCTGCGGCTAACTCTCCGTCGGCAGCGGCCTTCTCAGCAGCAGCCATCGCTTTAAGCGCGGCCTCGTTCTGCTCGACTGCGGCCTCCTGCTTCGCGAGAGATTCGTTGGCAGCGGTCACCACCTTCGCCATGCCTGTCAGGGCAGCGCCGGTATTGTTAACCGCAATGCCGTAGCGTCCGATGCGCTCACCCAGTACGCCGAGGCGGTCCATCGCCCCACGCTCTGCTTTCTCGGCTCGGGTGTAGGCCGACGCCAGCGACGTCAGTTGACGCTGCTGGGCGCGGGTCTTTTTCTCCTGGCCTTCGAGAGAGCGGGCAAACTCGTCATGAGCCTGCCGCGCCTGCTGGGTGGCGGCACGCGCCCGGTCGAGGGCGTTTACCTGATCGTTGTATGCGGAGACATCCGCGGCTTGTCGAACAACGGCTTTAACCGCTTTCTCCAGGTCGAGGTAAGATCTCTCCAGGTTCTGCGCGGACGCTTCCCCCTTTTTGGCCTGCTCCTGCTGCTCCGCCTGAGCAGTGATCAGCGTCGTGATGGATTTCGTCAGTTCGCTAAACGTCTTCTTGGAGTAGTCTTTGGCCCGGATTCGGAGGTTAATATCCTTGTTCGTATCAGCCATCGGTTAATTCCTTGATCAGCTTGTTGAAGTGCTCCGGCCCCGCCATGATAGAACCGGCAGCGGCCTGGATGATAACTCCCTCAGTCGCAAGAGCCAGATTCCTGCGGCGGCGAACACGCTCATACTCCGACCAGGCATACCCAAACGGGTAGCGACGGCAGCAATAATGACCGTGTTCGAGAAGCACCGATATGATCTCACGGTAGGCGTCATAAAACTCCTCCAGAGGTTCTTTCAATGCACCGCGTTTTCGGCTTTTGCCCTTACTTCCTCCGGGGCGAAACTGAGAGCGGTGTCCCACAGAGTCGCCATCATCTTTTTTACGCCGCCGAAGTCCTCGATGGTCATTTTGAAGATAGCTACCAGTGAGTCGATTTGCACGGTCGCAGGCAGACGGGAGATCTGCTCGATGCGCTCCTGCTCGTCAGCGCCCAGCGCAATGATGTTAGCCAGAATGCCCGGCGCTTCGTTTAACAGTTCAAAGCCGTAGCGCATCACCAGCGCATCACCCACCAGATCGCCGCCGTCCTTACGCTTAAATTCGTTGTACATGGACCACAGTTTTTCCATGTCGGCACGGTGAGAGTTAATCAGCAGGGAGATGTCCACGAAGGAAAGGCCCCGGACGTCGATGACCGGTTTCCCCTGGGACTGGATGGTGGTAGTTGGCGCTGCATAATCGTCATGTAATGGCATAGTGTCCTCCTTGTTGTGACGGTGACACATTACCAAAGAAAAAGGCCCCCGAATAGTCGGAGGCCCTTTGCGCCACATTAATACAAGGAGAATGTCGATCGCATCCCCTTTGTACCAGATCCTGCGGCGTTACGCTACTGTTACCGCTGATTCGCGAGAGGACACCATCGCGTTAGTGGCATCGCGCAATTCGACCTTGTAGCTGCCGGTGTCGCCCGCTGCCGCGTTGGACTTCGTGAAGGTGTCGCTGGTCTGACCGGAAACCACTGCGTAGCTGCCGCCGGATGGTTTGAAATACCACGCGTAGGAGTACGGAGTAGTGCCACCCTGAGGAACAACCTGCAGAGTCAGCGTCTGGCCTGCGGTTACTGACTTCGTAGCCGGAAGGTCAGTGGCGATAGCCAGCGGAGTGGACGCCACTTTGGTATCGCGGTACGCGTACACCGCCTGGGTGTTGCAATCGCGCACCAGCACCTCGGCGGTAAAGCCAATCTGCTGCCAGTCGTCCCCTTTCAGCGCATAGTCGCCGTCTGGCGAGATGCTCACTTTCGGGAAGAAGTACGACATATTTTCGCCTTCCGGGTTATCGGAAACGAAGCGCAGCGCACCCTCGACAACATCATCGCTGGAGATAACGACGTCACGGCTGGAGGCCGCACGATCGTAGCTCACGACAAGCTGCACATCACCCAGGATGTCAGGCGCGTCGTCCTCGATCCACAACGACCCGGTAGTGTAATCCAGTTCGTAGTTTTCCGGCGGCAGGACGGTCACACCCGGCAGGGTAGAGATGTCGCCTGAGCCAGTGGAGATCGAGGTGCCAGCGTCAGCGTAAACGATGTTAAAGCTGCCCGCTTTAATCGCGCCCTGGCCCATCGGCATATCGGCGGTAACACCGAGTTGGTACTGGCGACCACGCATAACCTTAGCGCCGCCGTTGACGTTCTCTTTCACGTCGGTCTGCGCGGTGCTCAGCGCGGACAGCACCTTTCCAGCGAAGAACAGCGCCACGTTTTCGACGGAGATGTTATCGGTCGTCAGCGAAAGGCTACGGGTGGTTTCCAGGTTGATGGACTTGTCTTTCTGTCGCAATCCGCGATCGCTTGAGAAATGGTCAAGTTTGTCAACGCTGGTGGACATGGAAAAGTCCGGCGTGTTGCCGAGGTAACGCTCGCCTTGATACACGCCTTTAATAAGCTGATCAAAGTAGATGCGCCCGCGACCGACCACCAGGTTGTCATTTGAACTACGGCAATTTGAAGATGCCATGTCTATTCCTTCCTATGAACAGTATGGGTCCACCAGATTGATCGACAAGTCGATGCGCACTGGCAGGTAAAAATAAGCCTTCGTAGAAAGCTCGTCCGGTGGCCTGACAACCGGCGGGGCCAGTTCCAGTCCGTTGATGGTCCGCCCCAGCATATAGAGATCCGGGAGCAAGGGCCTTCCGTTACTGCTGTTGACCATCATAACGCGAGACAGACATTTTTCAACGTCAGCCGCGAGATAGTAGGCCGGGTCGGTAGGGTGGAGAGGGTCATCCGCCCCCCAGCCCTGCAGGTATAACGTCCAGCTATCTTTGCGCGCCGTGGAGTTCGCCCCCGCAAAAAGCCCGATGTCGGGATTCGGTGACTCTAGGATGGACAGCATCGGGACCTCGTTCTGGTCACCGAAGCGAGTCACACCTCGCCAGACGCCGCCGATAATATCATGCGTGTAGCCATTTGCCACGGAGATGGTGCCGAGAGTACGCGTCAGCGCGTCAATGACACGCAGGCGTTTAGGCATCAGTGCCGGGTCTCGTTGTGGATTGTATACGCTCATTCCAGGAGCCTCGCCATTTGTCGCAGGTACTCAGTCGTGACCATCTCACCGATAGGCCGGGACACGTCCTCCGCGACGGTTGAAAATACCTGGTTTACGGACGGGCCATACAGCAGCGCGACCGATCCTTTCACCAGCCACGACGTATGCGTGGTCGTTTTGTTCGCCAGCTTTTCACCGGGGCCGAGGCGAACCGCCAGCCCGATGTTGTAGTTGTCCTCGGACATCGAGGCACCGGCACGCAGGCGAACGAGCCAGCCCGATTTCAGGTGGACCGACTTGCCTTTTTTTACCCGGACCGTCACGCCCTTTTTGGCGGTGCTGGACGGCGTGCCGCTCGCGAATCGGGCGAGGCTGGTGGCGCGCTTCCTGGCAGTGATGACGGCCTGCGGGTTTGAGTTTGTGGCGCGCTGCGTGATCTGCAGGCGGTCGCCGTTGAGGTATGACCCGGGAAACGCAACCTCCGCCATCATGGATGTGCGGATCAGCTTCATGCCCTTGCCTTTGGCGACGTCGTTAATCGCCATGCGGATGGCTTGCTGTGATTGCTCCGGGTAACGCTCGAAGGTCTTTGCTAACTCAGCGACGGCGGTTGCCTCGATGATCGTGCGCATATTAGACCCTCGATACGTTCCAGATTTCCTCGACTGGCCCGACGATCGGCTCGCGTGCTTCCAGCCAGAATTGCGCGTTGTTGTAACGCGGGTCGGTCAGGGTTACCACGCCTTTGTGCACTAAGCGCAGCGGGCCACCCGAATTTGCGGTGAGAAGTAAATCGCGGTTGAAGATCAAACGCTCAACGCCTTCAATGACCTCGGCATAACCGGCACCATCGAGGTCGCCCTGACGGGCAATCTTGTTGTGCCAGCGCACCGTAATAGGCACGGGGACGCTCAGGGTTTGGTCCTGATAAGTAGCGGCAACGCGGAACGTCTGATCGACAATTCCGCGCACCTGGGCTTTGAGATCGGTCCAGTCAAAGCCCATCATGATTACAGGTCCGAACCGTCATCGGCAGGATCTGAACCTTCTTCTTTCTTGCCAGCGTCTGACGCTTTTTTCTCGTCCTTCGCAGCGGAACCTTTAGCCGCGCCAGCCTGCTTAGCAGCCTTCACGGTTTTGGTGCCGTCGGTGTTGTTGTCAGCACCGGAGTTCGCGCCGCCGTCGGAGATCTGCTGACCGCCGTTGTCGGCATTGTGATCGATGTCCACGGATTCGTTACGCGGCAAGCGCACGGCATCCGGGTTCAGCCCTTTAAGCTGCTCCAGTTCTTCTTTGGTGAAGTTGTAAAGAGTACCGGCATTGATGTCGATACGCTGGCCTTCACGGTGAAGGGTAATGGCTACGTTCGTAATACGTTGTGGCATCTGGATTACTCCCTGTATCTATTGAGGAGAAAACCGGCCCCCGCGGGGACCGGTATTCAGGTTTTACGGCTGGGTCGCAACCGCTTTAATGAGGAACGTCGAGTTCGGCTCACCCGGCACGAACAGCGGTGCCGACTGGTGCATGATGAACTCGTCAAACGGGTCCTCGTTACCTACCCAGTTTTTCGGGAAGATTTCGATCGGCTGGTAGCCAGCGCGACCGTCGCGGATTGCGCCGAAGCAGCGAACACCGTCAAACAGAGATTCGGCAATACCGAATACGCTGCCCGGGTCCAGGAAATACTGCATGTCGCCGTTGTCATCTTCGTACTGGGTGTTGTAAGTCCAGACTTCGATGCGACCTGCACCATTCAGGCCCTGAATCACGCCGACGTATTCCATGCCTTCGAAACCGTCCACCAGTTTGGTGATGGCAGTTTCAGAACCGCGCAGCGTGGTGTCCATCAGGTCTTTCAGGTCGTCTTTGTGCGCTTTGTAGAAAGCAGCCCATGCCTGATCACCAAAGATGTGCGTGGTTACGCGTCCGCCGGTCAGGGCGTTCACTTTCTTACGCATCTTGTAGATGTCAGCCATCGGGTTCGCACCTGCAGCGTTCCAGTCGGTAGTCAGGCTCAGGCTCGGGTCACGACCGAAATCGAGAACCGCTTTCGGGTAGCGCTCGGATTCGATGGTGATGCTACCGTTGATAGCTGCCATTGCTGACATCCATTCCCAGCGGTTGCGGATTTTGGTTTCGTGCTGATCAGAGAACTCCGCGATCCACGCCATGCGGCGCTGCTCAGGAGTCATGGAGCCGGTGATTAATGCCTCGCCCGGACGACGGACGAACGGCAGGTTAATATCGACAACATCTTTCTCTTTGATGTACGCCGGAGAAACTGCTTCGGTGGTGTAACCTTCGAGGCGGTTCAGGCCAGCCTGCACGTTAGGAGCCACGAATGCCGCGAGTTTCTTATTCTTGCGGTAAACGCGTTCCAGGTAGATCATCGCCGTATCAAAGTTGATTTGGCGGGTATACAGGTTCTGCCAGAAATACTGGATATTCTCGGTGCGACGAAGCAGACCGAGAAGCGTGGCAGTACCATAAGGGGTGATAACATCAGCCATCGTCTGCTCCTTAGACTACAGGTTTACGGTTTAACTGGCCCACAAACATCGGGGTGCCGAGGAATACTGCCTGGCGCTTCGCGAAGGTGTCCAGCGATTCAGGCCATTTAAGCACTTCATGGTTAGGAGCGCCAGCAATATAACCTGCCACACCTTTCGCACCAGCGGCAAATGCCTGAGCGGTAAAGCCGACCGGCTTCTCGGCACCATCAGCGCCAGCGGGGTCGTACTTGATCGCCTGACCTGCAGCGTTCACGGCAAACACTTCGTACTTTTCGAAGGCTACACCGGGAGCAGGAGGGAAAGTCTGAGTGACTTTCTGCGCTTCGCCAGCCCAAAGCTGGATCGGGATTTGACCAAAGCCCGTCGCGCGATGGGCGATGTCATTCGGTTCAACAAAAGTATTCGGCATGAGGATCTCCTTACTTAGCCGCTTTGCCGGTAGCCATCTGACGAGCACCCAGGATCGCAGCGACCTCAGCAGCGGTAGTATCTTCCGCGCTCAGTTCAGCTTTGTCCTGACCTTCGTTAGCTGGGATTTGAGGATTATCCTTGTCCATTGCCTGAGAGAACGGCGTCTGAGGTGCTTGCGCGCCTTCGGTCGTTTCCTGAGGAGCGACTGCCAGCATTGCTTTAGCGTCGTCTACGGACATGGTGGTGTTGAAAGCAATGTGGTTCGCCAGCTTTCCGCGACCTTTTGCTTCCTCGCAGGTAAGGATGCCTTGCATACGAGTACGTTCTGCTGCAGCACCTTCGCCATGTGACGCGGTTTTCAGCGCGTCAATTTCTGCCTGGTCCATTGTGGACTCCTTTTTCGTGGTTACGTTTGCCTGCTGACCACCTGCATCACCACCACCTAATAACTGGCTAACCGCCTGGCTCGGGTGCGCAATGCCATCGACAAGGCCCAATTCCTGGGCTTCCTTAGCATCATAGCACCGGGCTTCGGTTCCCATGACGGTTTCGAGTGACAGGCCGCGATTTGTCGCAACTGATTGTGCAAAATCAGCACGGGCTGCGTCAAGTGAGGATTGCATTGCTTCTTTGGTATCTTCGCTCAATGGTTCGAATGGGTTACCGTCAACCTTGTGCTCCCCTGCGTGCATCAGCGTAACTTTCACGCCGAAACTTTCCAGCGCCTGAGACACATCGACGTGCATACACATCGCGCCAATCGAGCCTACACCACCGGACGGCGTGACCACCAGCTTCTCAGCAGCGGAGCCAGTCCAGTAGGCGGCGGAGTAAGCGCGGGAGTCGGCATACGCCATCGACGGCTTAACGCCACGCAGCGACGCAATCACTTCTGCAGTTTCCTGACAGCCCGCCACTTCGCCGCCATTTGAGTTCACGTCGAAGATTACCGCCTGCACATCAGGGTCGGCTTTAGCGGCGTTAGTCTGCGAGCGGATAAAGTTGTAGCCGGTCACGAAACCCCAGCTACCGCCGAAGCGGTTAACCAGGGTGCCGTGAATCGGGATCACCGCGACGCCGTTGGAAAAGGCGAACGGTTTGTCGGATTGAGCGCGACCCAGCCCGTAGGCTGAGCACAGGTTTTCTTTCATCAGGTCAAACTGCGCAGCCATCTTTTCCGGGTCGGCCTGCGCGAAAGACGTCAGATCACCGGCAACCGCGGCCTGCATATGCGGCGCGACTGCGATGGGCGTCATGCTCAGGCGGTTAAGGACAGCCGCCGCAATCGGATTCATCATCTCACTTACTCCTTGTTGTCTTGTTCGTCGTCGCTGCCGGACTTCGTGATCGTCTGCGCGGCATCGTTAGCACCCGGCTTCGCGGCCTGCGCCGAGAAGTCCAGACCGAGATCCTCGGCAAGCACTTTTTCGCGTTTAAGCTGACGCATGGTAGCGCGCCAGTCATCGCCCAGTCGAGCCGATTCTTTCTCACGGGTAGACAGACCGGCGTTAATACGCAGGATTGCCGCCTGAGTTTCTTTCAGTTCATCGATCTGACCACGGCTCGCACCAATCCACGAACAGGCGCACAGCGCCTCTTTCGCCAGCGGCAGATAGAAGAATGCGGCGAACTCCTCGGCAGTACAGTCGTCCGGCAGCGGCAGCATCCCGCCGTTGATTTCTTCCTCCAGCCACAGATAGTAAATATCCGTTGCGAAGCGGTCCGCGATGACCTTCTTCTTCGAGTTCATTCGCTTCTGCGTTTCGCCCATCGAGGCGCGGGCAGACGAGTAGTTCGTTTTGGAGAAGTCGCGAGAATACTGCTCATAGCTTAGACCGAAAGCCGCCGCTACGTTGCGGTGCAGCGACTCCTCGAATGAGGTGCCGACGCCGCCCGGGGTGCCGAGGGTCTTAGTCTGGAATTTGGTACCCGGGTAGAGCACCGGCACTTTCACGCCATCGAGGTGAATGTTTTTCGATGCCGCCATGTACTGCGCCAGGCCAGACATGAAATCACCGATGCCGTTCGCCGCGAACTCGTTCTGACCGCCGCCCATCGTCTGCCAGATCATATCCTTCGGCAGTTCGGTCTCGATGGCTGCTGCGTAGGTCGCGTTGACCACTGCATTCTGCAGGGTGATGTCCTGGAATTTCCGGGTCATGCGCATCTGCTTCATTGCCGCCACCATCTCGCTGACGCCGCGGGTCTGGTCAATCAGGAATTGCTCGACGATGTGAATAAACTGCTTACGGCCCCACGGCTTTTCAGCGAGGACGTTCTGCCACTTGTAATTCTCCGTCATGTTGAACGGGTCATACGGGTAGCCGTTGCGAATCCAGTAGGAAACAGGCTGGCCCCACATATCGGAGACCACACCTTTACGCATGGTTGCGGTATCTGACGCCATGTTCGGGTTACACAGGCGGACCGGGTTGATCATCTGGATGGCAGTGTTGCACGGGCGAGATGCCTGGCGAATCCACTCTGCCGACGCGCAGATCTCACCGGTAATCAGGTGGGACGCAATGCCCAGCCTGATCATGTCGGTCAGCGTGTTACGGCGCGACGCATCCAGCCAGTTGCTCGGTGAATCACCGAGTAGGTTGAAACGCGCCTCAACGACTGCCTGGAAAGTCTCGATCCACTTCTCAGTAAACCGGATTTTCCGCACCCATGCGTCCTTTGACGTCGCCACAAGCTGCTGCAGTACGTCAATATTCGGAGTGGAGTTAACCATGTACTGCGCGCCCACGATAGAATCGCGGTTAGTGTGTAACGCACCAGTGACATAACCATCGTTCTGGAGAAGATCCTGCGCTCTTGCATCTGCCATATCCTTAACAGGGTTGATTAGCGCATCCGGCGAAATCAGTTGCGGCGGTGACCAGTTTACCGTTTCGCGGGACGTCCGTTGTGCACCTTCGAGGCCCCCGCCCAGTGCGTGTTTCTCTCCCGCGTTGACATCTTCCGCGAAAGCCGGGGATTCAATTTTGGCTAATTTAGTCATCAGAATGTGAACTCCAGAGGGGCGCGGCAGGTAGCCGTTGCGCCATCGCATCCTTTCTCAGCCAGCGCGCTCTGCAGTTGGTCGATATAGATCGCCAGACGCGAAGCGGAGGCAGCGGTAAATTTAACGCGCTCGCCATTCTGATCGACAACCTCGGCTACCTGCCGACCAGTATTCAGCGCGTGTAATGCAGCCAGGGCAGACGCGAGCATCTCGCGAAGCTGGTCACAGGTAAAGCTCGTTAGAATGGACATAGCACGTTCCTCATGCAAGTTGTTCCGCCAGTTTCGCCATATCATATTGTGCGGCGCGGCGCGGCGCAAAGCGTTTCATTTCCGGGTCATGAGTAACCAGGGTGTTGGTGTCCCACGCCGCCGCCCAGTTAGGCGGGTTCTCCCAGTTCGTGACCTCCATATTCAGGTACTCGGAGATCGTGCCAGCCACGCAGTACGATGCAAGGTCCCACGCTTCGTTGCGTGCGCCGTTGGCGTTTTCCCAGCCCTTCGGCCCGCGCACTTCCGCGCACATCTCGGCAAACACCTCGTCAGGCATCCAGTCCGGGAACATCACCATGCCACGGCCCGGGGTCGTACAGTTCAGGCGACCATCGAGGGTGTCCTTGATGATGTTGGTGTTGATCTGCAGCACCGGCACATCACCGCGCGCGCCAGAATGACGGTCCTTACGGCTTGAATCCGGGTAGGTCACCACGGCGCGCGGGTGGTTCGGGTTACCGCTACCCTTCACCAGCAGGAAGCGGGAATGACCGTTTTCTT